ATAAGGATGCACTTAATGGGGGTGCGGTATATACAGTTACTCCGATTGGTGGAACCAGTATTAATGAAGGTGGTTCACTAACCTTTTCTGTAACCTTGACTAATCATCCTGGTGGTGTTATATATTGGACAGTTTCCAGACCAGAAGATTTTACATTTGATTCCGGAAACGTAGTGGTAAGTAATAATACAGGAACATTCCAAATTCAAGCTGATGCAGATTTTACAACTGAAGGAGAAGAAACCTTCTATATCACACTGCATACCGGAAGTGGAGCTGGACCGGTTATTCATACAGCAGGACCATTTACAATTAATGACACATCAACGGCATAAACAATACAATTATACTAATCTAGTATAAATAATTCTAAAAGTTGTAGGAGACAACATGGCAAAGCAATTAGTAGACATTGGTACAGTGCCAAATGATGGTACAGGTGATCCATTGCGTGTTGCGATGGACAAACTAAATGATAATGTCAATGAAATATATAACTCCATTGGTGATGGGACGGATCTTACGGCAATCATCAATGCACAAGGACACATAGATGTAGGCGGCGAACCTAATAAGGTTTCATTTTGGTATGCAGATCTCGACGAACTGCCAAATTCAACATTATATCAAGGTTGTATCGCATATGTACAATCAGAAGGTGCCGTATATTATTCACACGGTTCTGACGGTTGGCGAAAGCTATTAACGGATAATGCAAATACGCTGGATCCCGTTGCGGCATATACAGATAATCTTGCCAGAGTTGCATATACAGGAAACGTAAATGATCTAATCGGCAATATCGGCGGCGGTGGCGGAGGCGGTGGAACCTCAAATACATTTAGCAGAATTGTTGTTGCCGGTCAAACCGACATTGTTGCTGATAATACCAGTGATACTCTTACATTGATTGCTGGTTCTAATATGACTATTACTAGTAATGCTACCAGTGATACTCTTACATTTTCTGCTCAAACAGGTGGCGGCGGTGGCGGTGGTACGTCAAACTCGTTTAGCACTGTAGCCGTTTCTGGTCAGGCTTCTCTTGTTGCTGATGGTGTTCTTGATACATTGAATGTTGCAAACGGCGAAGGTATTATTATATCTACCACTCCAGCAACTGATACTCTTACAATTACGGCTACTGGCGGAAATGGCCTTCAAACCAGACAAGATATTTCCACAACACTCACAAACATGGCTGCTGGTGCTACAGTAACACCAACTATTGTAGGTCCTAAAGGTTATGCATTACTTACTATTCAAACAGATTTTGCGGCATGGGTAAGAGTTTACAGTGACCAGGCTTCTAGAACCGCTGATGCTTCCAGAACTGAATTACAGGATCCATTGCCAGATGCTGGCGTAATTGCTGAAGTTATTACAACTGGAAATGAAACTGTTAAATTTACTCCTGCAGCAATTGGCTTCAATAACGAATCAACACCAGTAAATGAAATTTATCTCAGAGTAACCAATAAAACTGGTGCTACTGCTACAATTAATGTAACATTAACTCTATTACAAATAGAGGCATAATAAATGGATAGAGAAACACCTCTCGAATGGATTATCAGTCTTCACAACCGTGAGGATCTTGAAGGTTTCTATGAGGACATGGAAACCGAAGGTGGTAATTTGTATATTCCAAACCGCGCAGTTGAATTGGCTTCGAGAAGGCCTATAAGTAGAAATACACATTATATGCTAACGTTTGATGAGGTTGAGAGAGTAAAAGCAGATCCTAGAGTAAGAGGTGTGGATTTGCTACAAAAATTCCTGGACTTTCCTCCTACTCCTTTGGGTTATGAAATTGTATCAGGTAATTTTGATAAGGGAGGATCGCCCGGTACCACAGATATAAATTGGGGTTTGTTACAGCATACAGATAATACCAATACTGTCGTAAATGACTGGGGAAGCGGTGGCTCATCATTTTCAATTACAGATACCGTTACTGTGACGGCATCTGGCAAAAACGTAGATGTTCTTATTGTCGATGGTCATATGGACCCAGCTCACCCAGAATATGCTGTTAATGCAGACGGAACTGGTGGTACTCGTGTTGTTCAATATAACTGGTTTCAAAACGATGTGGGATACGGCACCGGAACATATACCTATACACCTTATGTAGATCCTAGTTATGCAGATAATAATGGTGATGGCATACCAGACCGAACAGATGACAATAATCACGGAGCACACTGTGCAGGAACAGTTGCTGGAAATACCCAAGGTTGGGCTCGTGATGCAAACATCTATTGCATAAGCCCTTATGGAACAAATCCTAACTGGGGTACTCAAGGTTTTAGTTCTGCTACATTATGGGATTATGTCAGAGCTTGGCATAATAATAAGCCAATTAATCCAGTAACAGGAAGAAGAAATCCTACTGTTTCAAATAACAGCTATGGATCGGCAATACTTTTCCGAGATGATGGTGTAGGAAATTATCCATTCCCAACATCAATTACATATAGAGGAAGTACTTTTGCCCCAGGTAGGACATTAACAAATCAGGAATTAATTGACAGAGATATTGATATACAAACAGCCGGTTCAATTAATTATTTCTATATACAGAATTACAGTAATTCAATTCAGGCAGATATTGAGGATGCCATTGATGATGGAATTATTATTGTATTTGCGGCAGGTAATGATAATAACTTTATTGCAGTTCCAACAGATCAGGATTGGAATAATGAAATTACATATCTTTTCGGCGGCTTTTTTAGTTTATCTGATTATACCGCAAGAGGTGCTTTTTCAGGACAATATGTTGAGCCAACTACAGTCGTTGGTGCGTTGAGTACTTCAGCTAATCTTCAAAAGGCTAGCTTTAGTAACTACGGAAGTGCCGTTGATGTTTATTCAGCTGGGACAGCAATTCAAAGTTCATTAAATACAGGTGATTATATCTCGTCTGTAAATGATCCTAGAGATAGCAATTTCGTCCAGGCAAAGTATCAAGGTACAAGTATGGCTGCCCCACAAGTTACTGGTATGATAGGCTGTTTGCTTGAAAATAATCCTAATTTTACACAGGCAGATATTAATCAATGGATAATTGATAATGGTTTAAATAATGAAATGGCACGAGATGATTCTGGTGGCGTAAATTGGGATCCAACAGATAATTACAACCTGGCATCTGGTGAAAATAGAATTTTATTTTGGATTAATCAAAGAAAAGAAACAGGTGCAGCGTACCCATATAAAACAGCTGGTTATAGATCCGGCGCAAAATTAAAATATCCTAGACCCAGAATCAGACGTAGGGGTTAGGTTATAAATAGAAAATAAAAGAATATTTAGCACAGTGGGAATCTCATGGCAGAAATTTTGACAACCAATTTTAAAACTGATACGACTAGGCTGTTCGTAGATGATATTGTGTCTAACGAATATTATCTTTTTGTATCTGAGATGGAACAGGAATCAGCTGAAAATTCAATCAGATCAAAAAATAATTTTTTAGAAAATGTTATTTTTGGAAAAAAGATTCGTAATGATGATGTAAAATTTATGATTAAGTATTATCCTTGGCAAAGGGATTCAGTTTACGACCAGTATGACGATAATATTGATTTAGAAAATTCTAATTTTTATGCCGTCGTAGGACCTACAAATCACAATACTGGTGACTATAGAGTTTATAAGTGTTTGGATAATAACGATGGTGCTGAATCTAAAAGTGCGCCTCAATATGATGCATCAATTTCAGATCAGATTTATAGAACAGCAGACGGCTATGTATGGAAATTTATGTACGCCTTATCAAGAATTCAATTTGATGCATATAATGCTCTAGGCTATATTCCAATTGTGGGGACTTTTGATTCAGATCCAGTAGCAAATACAGGTGGCTCTGAAATTACAACCATCACAGTAGAAAATGAAATTTCAAATGCTGGTTATCGTGTTGCACAAGGTTCGTTCTTTGGTCAACCTACAGATAGCTCAACTGGTGCACTACAAGGTAATATTAGAGTTACGTTTAGTGAATTATATCCATTTAGTAAGACAGTAGGTTATTAT